ACGCTCAATGCCGAGCTTGTTCCTGATGAGGACATTCAGCTGTTCTTTGACCTATCCGAGATTGAGGCGCTGCAAGAGGACGTTGCCGAGATGGCTCAGATCGGGGTGAGCCTCCTCGCGCAGGGGTGGACGCCGAATGAGATCCGCGATTGGTGGGGCAAGCCGCAGGGAGAGGGCGAGGACCTTGACCGCGTGTTCGTACCAGCTGGATTCATCCCAGTCGGCGAGGTGCGGACAAAGAGCGCGGACAAGGAAGAGACCAAGGGCGCGCAGGACAGGCCGCTGGCCGGAGACCCGTACGCATTCGTGGCGCCGGCGGATCCGGGCGGCGTCATTCTGGAGACCGTAGCGCGGGCGCACCTGCCGAAGCTTGTCGAACAGGGGGCGACGCATGGGGCGGAGATACTTACCAAGCTCGGGGTTGACATCGGCTCGGATTGGATGCAGCGGTATTCGTTCCAACCTACGATTGAGGAATACACAAAGTGGCGTGGCGCGCAGCTGCGCCGATGGCTCACAGACGAAACGCAAGCGGAGGTCCTGGATGTCATCCGCGAGGGGATGCGCGATGGCCAGGGGCCACAGGCCATTGCTGACAGGCTCCGCGAGCAGTTCGACTGGATGAGCCGGGTGCGCGCGGAGCGGATCGCGCGCACGGAGACGTTGACCGCTGTCGCCACTGGCCAGCACAAGCTGTACGAGGAGACCGGGATTGAGCAGCGCAAGTGGCTACACGCTCTACACGGCGACAGCCGGGAGGGGCACAAGATGCTGCACGGCACGGTCAAGCCGCTAGACGAGCCGTTTGTGAACCCGATCACCGGCGTTTCGCTGGCCTACCCAGGGGACCCCGCAGCCGGACCTGCAGAAGTTGTGAACTGCCGGTGCGCGGAATCTCCGGTGCCGGTGACGTTGCATATGGAAGACGACATAGAGTACCAAGACCCGTATCAGCCAGCGCGGATACAGACAGATGACATGTCTGTGTGGGATAGAAGTTCTGCGATGGAGGCCACGAAACGGCCAGTAGAGTACGATAAAGACTCCCCGAATTATGGGGATCACGTGCTGAAGGAGATCAGCAAAGCACAAGGCTTCGATGGCAAGCCGCGCGTTGTTAGCAAGGAGCAAATGGACGCTCTTGTCAAAGAGAAGGGTGTCGTAGAGATGTATCGCGGCCTATCAGGCGAAAGGGCAGACGCATATGCCAAACAGTTCATATATGGAGATTTCTTCTGCGGGCGAGGCGCTCACGGATCTGGAACATATGCGGCTGGAGTAGGGGTGGCGGCCAAAGGAGATCCCAAATCAGCATGGACGTTAGCAAGCACGTATGCCGAACGCGATGGGACTGTCTTGCGTATGGCATTGCGCCCTGGCGCGAGAGTAATAGATGAACGATCCCTGGCAGCCAAAATGCATGCTGCTCTAGATGAATTGGGCGAGCGGGCGGCATCTATGCCGCGTGACGAATATTTGAGGGCGCGATCGTTGATTGAGGACCCAGGGCGGTTCGCGGCGGCATCTGGATATGATGCAATCGTCGTCGGCTCTATGGGGCCTGAGAGCATGGATACTGTTACAACTTGGGTTGTCCTGAACCGGACGGCTCTGACGGTTCAGAAGGAGGTATTGAAACCGTGAATGTAGAACTCAGCAGGAGAGCAGGGCGTGTGAGCCTGACACAGACCATTCTGTCGCTATCTCCGGCGGATAGGCTGGCATTCGCCGCGGCGGTGGATGCGGCGAACTCGTTCTACGATCTTGCCAAGCGCTGGCAGGACTTGATCCTAGCGGCTGAGAGGGAGGCGGGACTAAGATGATCTACGAGAACAAGGATGCCTGGGATCAGATGGTATTAGAGGAGTGGGACAAGCTGTTGACCAAGGCCGAGGAATCTGGGGGCAGGGATCTAGAGGGCGCCCTGCGAGGATGGTTTGAACAGGAAGGCAAGCGGTACGTTCAGCACTTTCTGAACACCGCTGGGAGGTGATCCATGAAGAAGGCTATTGTACTAATGGCGGTCGTTCTGTTCAGCGCGCTGGCGATGGGTCAGACAACGCTGACGTTGAGCGACTATTGGATCTATTGGATGACACCGCAAGGCACGGTCCTTGGCGGGTTTACAATTGATGGCAACTTCGCCACGCGGGGCAACGTTGCGGTCGGCAATGATCTGACCGTAGCCGGTGACATGACTCTAAGCGGGGCGCTCGGAATCACAGGCGACCTGGAGGTCACGGGAGACCTAGCGGTTGATGGTGCAACGGTTGTCCTAGATGGGAGCACGTCGGTGCGTGGGATCAGCGCGGGGTTCACGAGCTTGGAGGCTCCGGAGATACGGTTCGGCGTTGATCCTTCGATCTACATGGAAATTGCCGTATCGGATACCACAGGCAACGTGGCGATCACACACACGGGAACGACAAAGGCTGTGAGCTGGACTGCAGCTGGCGGCTTCGGATTCGTAGGTGACACGGCAGTTACCGGAACGCTTCTGGCATCGGGCGCGATCACGTCCGGGGTCAACGGCGCAACGGGAACCGCTGGCGGGCTTACGATCAATAATGGAGCGAACCCAGGTGCGCCTGTATTCACGGTTGCTGGAGCTACAGGCAACCTGATGGCCGACGGTGCGACCATCTCCCTAGACGGTAGCACGTCAGTGCGGGGGATCTCGGCTGGGTTTGTGAGCCTGGAATCCACCGACATCCGGTTCGGAGCGAATGCGACCGAGTACATGAAGGTCGCTGTGGTGGCCACGACGGGCGCCACTACGATCTCTCATACTGGAAGCACGCCGACGGTTAGCTGGACAGCGAACTCGTTTGGCTTCACTGGAGCAACGTCGGTAACGGGCAACCTGACGGCCAACGGAACGGTTCATGGAATCTATGCTCCGAACGTGCGGATCGGTTACTCATCGAGCATCTATACCGACTTCGCTGTTGACGACACAACGGGCAATCTGACGATCACCCACACCGGCGGCACTACCGGAAACGTTGACTGGACAGCGGCTTCCTTCGGCTTCACAGGCGACACGACAATCACGGGAGACCTGGAGGTAGACGGGGCCATCTATCACACGGGGGCGACAAACTCCGGTGCACTGATGGTGTCATCGAACACCTTGGCCTACACGGATACGACTGCCAAGACCCTGTTCGTCCTCCCGGCAAACGCAATTGTCACGGACGTGGTTGTTGTTGTGACTACGGCGTGTAACGGCGATGGGACCCATCAGCTGTCGGTTGGAGTAACCGGGGCGACCACAAAGTGGGTCAACGCACTGGACGTGAAGACCGCGCCTGGAGTGTTCAGGATGGGGTCTTCTGCTGCTATGCCGTACGCTGGCATCGGGACGGTAGGTGCTACAGACGTAACTGTTATTGGGTCCATCCCGGCGAGCGGGACAGCCGGGGATGCCGGATCGGTAACGGTCTACATCTACTGGTACCTGGCACCGTAGTGAATGTTGATGCAGTGCACCGAGTGCCGAATGATTCTCAAGCACTGGGCAGACCAGTGCCCCCGGTGCGGTGCGAAGCTAGTGGAACTGTCAACGCCGCCGATTCGGAAGGGCGGAGGGGGGCGAGATGGAGAACGAGCAACTGATCGTAACAGAGGTACGCATCAAGGGCGAACGCGACCGCCAGGTCTTGCCAAGGGCCGAGATCCAGCGGCTACTGGACAAAGAGTCTATTGAGGCGGTCTACAAGTTCGTGCCGTGCGAGCGGACCGTACCTGAGGGGCGGCCACGGCGCCGGTTCATTGTACAGGGCAAGTTCCTCGCCGAGGGGCGTCCGGTAGCGAGCGCTATCATTACGTCAAGCGCTCCGGACAGAGACGGCGACGTTGTCAACGCGAACGGCGCTCAACTGGACAGCTACCTGGCCAACCCAGTCGTCCTTCCGATGCACATAAAGACGTTCCCGATCGGTTTCGCGGAGGAATTGCGGGTATATGGTGACAGGATCTGGGCGCAATGGCAGTGGCTCACGGATCAACCCGATACCGAGGCTGCTGTCTATCAACGGTTGTGGGACGCGTACGTTCTCAATGCTACGAGCATCGGGTTCCTCCCGCGTGCCGTCAGGGAGAACGAGTCCGGCTGGATCTACGACCGCTGGGAGATGATCGAATTCAGTCCAGTGGTGATCCCTGCAAACTCCGATGCCATGCGCACAAACTCGGCGCGGGAGGTCCTTGACAGTTACGGTGAGATGGTGTTCTCCTCTGGATCCCCGGTGATGAAGTCGCTGTGGATGGCGGGCGAGGCGCGCGAGCGTCCCAAGCAGGTCACGGGTATAGCATTGGATCCTAAGATCGAGGAAGAGACAGTAGTTGAGACAGTTGAGGCCAAGGATGCGGTGAGCGAGTCGGCCACAAAACAGGCCGACGTGGAACTGCGTACGCTGGATGATGCGAAGGTTGCATTCGCAGCCGGGGTGATCTCTCCGGAGCGGTTGCTAGAATTCGTAGAAGGGTACGTCCAGCAGCTACGCACGGAACGCGACGAAGCGGTAGCGGAGGTCGAGGCTCTGCGGAGTCAGGCCGCGGCACTAGCTGCAACAGTCGTCGTACGGAGGTGAGAATATGGCAGAGCCGATTACGAAAGAGCAAACTGAGGAGCTGATTGCTGCGGCGCTGGCTAAGCTAAAGGCCGAGCAAGAGGCTGAGGAAAAGGGCGTTCCGGCACCGGTTACGCCTGGGATTGAGATGAAGGAACCGACAAAAGTCGCTGCGGTAGATGCACAGGATGCTGTCGGCAAGGAGACGCGGTTCCCGGCTATTCATGCGAAGCCGAAAGGATCTGATGATCTCAAGCAATTCCAGATCTCGAAGGCAGTCTTGGGGATTGTCACCGGGAACTGGGAGGGCCGTGAGCTTGAGCGCGACTGGATCAAGGAGTCAAGCAATTCTAGCGTCTATAAGGCGCTCGGTCTTATTCCCGACACGGCTGGTGGCTTCCTAGTTCCTGAGGAGCTGTCAGCCGAGCTAATCGGGCAGCTGAGTGCGCGCACCGTATTCCGGGCGGCCGGCGCTCAAGTGATTCCGAACGCTCCGCTCACGCTACGGATCCCGCGTCAGACACAAATCACGACGGCGTACTGGGTTGGGGATTCTCCGCTGTCCAGCGCCATCACGGATTCCGATGTCGCATTCGGGATGCTGACCTTGCAGCCGCGCCGGGTAGCGGCGAGGACGGTGCTAGACGAGGACCTGATCGCGTATAGCGCCATCTCTGCCGAGTCCATTGTGCGAGCCGACATCACGCAACAGATCGGGCTGGCCGAGGACCTTGCGTACTATTCCGGTACGGGTGGCACGCAACCGCTGGGGCTGCTTTCCCAGCCGGGCGTCACCGTAACGAACGTCGCGACGGCGTCGCTCAGCTTTGACTCCCTGCTTGATCTGATGGCAGCGATTGACGCTGCGAACGGCACGTACAACGCATGGATCATGCACCCGACTACGATGCAGACGATCCGCAAGTGGAAGTCCGGCACGGGCCAGTTCCAGTACATTGTGGATCTAGCCGCGGCGCCACGGAATCAGCTTCTCGGGCTCCCCGTCTACATGAGTACGCAGATCTCCACTGCTCATATCATCCTGGGGAACTTCCAGAACTACGTCATTGCGGACAGCGGGCCGTTGGCAATCAAGGTCCTGCGCGAGCGGTATGCCGACCAGCTACAGATTGGGATCGTAGCATCCCATCGAACCGATGGGGCCCCGCGGCAGGCCGCGGAGTTCCGTATCATCAATATCACGTAACGCGGAGGTGATCTGAATGCGCATGGACCATGATAGCAACATGAAGACAGTCGCCTTGCTCTATCCGGCGCTCAGGGACAATGCTACATTCTACGGTCCGGTGAACGATTCTGGTGACAATGGGATCACTGTCGGAAACTGCCGGGATGGCGTCCTTATCCTGAGCATGGATGACATCGGGACTTCTCAGACAGTGAAGGTGACACTGCAGACGCGCTCCGGTACAACTGGGTCCTGGACAGATGTGTTCGCGGAGAAGACTTATACGGGTACATCTGGGACAGATTCCGCCGTATATGCGATTCCGGTGGCGGATCTCTTGAAGTACTGTCGGATCAAGTTGATCGCGAGCAACGGGGCATCCTGTACTTGCTCTGCTACGTTGACGGTATGGGATAGCCCGCGTCTTCCGGTGAGCTGACGTGGCCTGGCCTGTGGCGGCAGACGTAGCAGCGCGGACCGGGGTCCCCATCATAGATGGGACCACCGAGTACGGTCTGTCTGTGACCGACCTGCTAGCGCGGGCCAAGGCGTTCTGTGAAGCCTATTGCGATCGGAAGTTCGATGAGGCCGAGGTGACGGAGAGGCACGACTATTCACCCGTGATCTCCGTCACTCGGCCGCCGATCGTTACTGTGGAGAAGATCGTTGTCGGCGTTGCAGAACTTTCAACGGGCGATTACGCGGTCTACCCAAGCTATATACGGCTAAGTTCTCAGCAAGGCGAGCTAATTAGCACAACGGAACGGTACCAGACAGATGCGTTGACCGTGCTGATCAAGTACATCGGCGGTTATTCAGATGAGTCCTCGGGTGAGTCAGGCAATCACATACCGATCCCAGCCGAGCTGAAGGAGATAGTCCTTGAGCTGGCATGTCGGCAGCTTCTTGTTATTCACAACGCGTACCGCGAGGCGGGTGGAGCGGCGCAATTCTCCATCGGCAATTACAGCATCACGTTCGGCTCTACGGTACCGTGGGCAATGAGCGGAGGCGGCCCTAGAATCAATGAGGACCTCCTCCTGCGGCTGGACAGGTACAAGAGGGTGACGGTCTGATGCTCGGACTGAACACGACCTGCGACATCTACCGGGCAGTGCGGACGGTCAACGACTACGGGGAGGAGATCCCCGCCTGGTCGCGGACTGACCGCGGTGCGAAGTGCCGTGTCGTGATGGGCGATTACGCGAGGCGCGAGGCGATACAGGTGGCCGGGGGGGCCGATGCACGGGTTGCTACGCATATGGTAGTATTACCGGCAGACATAGATGTCGCTCCTGGCGACCGAATCCTCTGGCAAGGGCGGTACTATGATGTCCTCTCCGCTGACGACGTTGACGGAATGGGGCATCATCTGGAATGTCACGTCGTTCGGCTGGAGGGAACCGATGCCTGAGCCATACGTAGTACAGGTAGAATGGAATAGCGCGGAATTTGAGGCACTAGTGGACCGCGAGGCCGCTAACCGGATGCGGGATGCCGTTGCGTTCTGCACGGACTACGCCAAGACCAACATGTATCACGGGAGTCCAAGTCCGGAAGGCGGCTTCCCTGGAATTGTTACCGGTCACCTGCGCGCTTCCATAGGCTTTGACGTTGAGATTGACAAGAACGGCGTCACGGGGCGGTTCGGTGTTCTAGAGAAGGAACGTGGAGGCAAACAGCTCGACTACGCGCTGTACTTGGAGATCGGGACATCTAGGATGGCGCCGAGGCCATGGTTGACGCTAACGCTGGACGGGACACGAGATGATGTCAAGCGGATATTGGGGGTGACGTAGGTGGCCGATTGGGCGGGTCCGCTGGCGGCTGCGGTCCGTAATCTTCTGATTACCGACCCGACCGTCAAGGCGATCACGATCAGGGTGTACCCGATGGGCTCGGCGGATAATCCTGCGTATCCGTACATCACCTACGTTTGCCCGTTGACTGACCGGCAGGAATATTGTTATGCTGTATCGGATCCGCAGCTGAACATAGTGAGGCTGCAGGTGGACGTATGGGCAACGACGTACACGGGGGCCGTAGCGCTGTACGATGCGGTGTTCGCGTGCCTTGGCAAGGCGGAAGTAACCGTATCGGGATGGGGCACGGCCAAGTTGTTCCCCGACGTAGCTGGTGGCGTGATCTCTGAAGAGGTCGGCGGCACCAAGATATGGCGGGGGATGCGGAGGTACTGGGTCATGTTGGCTCAGTGAGGAGGTGAATGATGGCAGAACGCGGTTATAACTATCTGATTCAAGTGGATACCGGTACGGATTCCTGGGATGCCCTGCGCATCCGCGGGGGCTCGTTCCCGGAGATCAACCAGGTGCACGGGTCTGTTGACATCACGGCGCACGGAGAT